TATTCTGATTGACTTCGTGTCGGATAAAACTTTTTATTGATTTGTGATTTGCGTTTTAATTCCAAGATATAGTTATTGAAACCTTCATAGGTTTCAAGAATCGTCATCGCTTTTGACTCTAAACTAACATCATTCATTTAATATTCGTAAATTTTATCTTAAATATAGTAAAAGTTTAGGTATTTATCAATATATGAAACAGACATCAGAAAAGTTAGTTCCAATTACAAGATTGGGTATGTTCTTCGGAGGTGAAGATTATGACCTTGATGTTGGGATGGGACAAGAATGGTTAGAGGGTGATATGAACTTTACAATTGTTTTATATCGTATTGACCGTTACAAAACTAAAAAGGATTCAGTATACGGTGAAGTTGTTGAGGATGGAATTCAATTTATGGCACCTGTAGAAGTAAAAGGTTTGGTTCAGGTTATGCAACCAACAAATAAATTCTACGGTAATTCAAAAGTTGAAATTCAAGAACCAGGAAATATGAAGTTTTCTGTTTATCAAAAAACACTTGATGATTTGGGGGTTGAAATATGGATGGGTGATTATATTGGTTATTATGAAAGTGAAGACCGAGTTAGATATTATGTTGTCAGTGATGACGGATATGTTAAGTCAGATAATAAACACACTTACGGTGGTTACAAACCGTTCTACAGAACGATTACAGCAACATGGGTGAGTGAGAACGAATTTAGAGGAATATAATGAAAGTAGTAATAACCGAATCACAATTCGATAATTTATTCTTAGGTAAAAAAGTGATGGTGTATTACAACTTACACAAACACACTTTTTCTGTAACTTATGATGGTAAAGTTATTATGCACGCTGATTATGTTAAATTGGGTGATGTTGAGTTTAGAGTAAGAAAGGGTGGTAAAGAACGAGTTCGTTCTGAAAAATCAAAAAACGTTCACGCATTTGTAATTGGAAAATTGTTAGATTATTGTGAATATCCGTGTGACAATATCCCAAGTCCACCATCCGATATGGTTGTAACATACAATCCATACAGATATGATTCATTTGTTTACAAAGATAGTGAAGAACCTGTTTACCGAGCTCAAGAAGTTGACATGATTAATTCACAAAATAAACTATTTGTAGTAAAAGAATAATGCCATTACCAAAAACAATTGTCAAACCTACCTTACCTTTAGTACCAAAAAAAGTTTTATCTGAAAGAAGAGAACAACTTTTAGAATATATTAAAGAGGACGGAACTTATTTACCTAAGTCAGTGTTACATGCCGACTTGGATAGAGGTATGCTTGATTTTGTTAAGACAGAACTTGAAGTTGTAACTGCGGGTAAAGTCGTTCCTTTATTGGATATTATTATTACAACTCAAAACTGGACACAATACTTAGAAACGTGGCAGTTTGTGGATTTAGACTACAATCCATCACCACCATTCATTACTGTAGTTAGAACTCCTGAAGTTAAGTATGGTACCAACCCATCACTTCAATATACAATACCAAACAGAAAACAATTTTATTACGCATCTGTACCAACTTGGAATGGAAACGAACAAGGTATGGACATTTACACAATTCCACAACCTGTACCTGTTGATATAAACTATCAAGTTAAAATCATTTGTAACAGAATGAGAGAGTTAAATCAACTGAATAAGATTGTGATGCAAACTTTTTCATCAAGACAAGCCTACACGTTTATTAAAGGTCAGTATGTTCCAATTATATTAAATAACGTATCTGATGAATCTCAAATGAGTATGGATTCAAGAAAGTATTATGTTCAAAGTTATGACTTTACCATGTTAGGTTATCTAATCGATGAAGAAGAGTTTGAAGTAAAGCCTGCAATTCAAAGAGTTACTCAATTAGTCGAGATTGATACTTCAACAAGAAAACAAAGAAGAAACAAATATCCTGAAAATCCTGACGAGTTTGAAATGCCATTTTTGTTTGTTTCAGGTAATACCGTTTTAACTGATAGAATTGATTTTACTGCTGACATGACTTTAATATCGACCGATAACGTTGATACGTTTGATGTTTATATTAATGGTGATTATTATGGTAGTGATTTACAAAGAATTGAAATTACTACAAATGATATTTTAAGAATAGAAGTCACAAAAAATGATAATACTCAAGAATCACTTGTGACATACGAAAACAAATTAGTTTAATCTTCTCCGTAGATATCTTTTTTTTCTTTACACTTTTCAATTATCAAATTCTCTAAAAACTTATAAATCTTTATTCCACGCTTATCACAATACTTTTTTAGGATATCGTGTGATTCAGGGGAGATTTTAATGTTCTTTATTTCTTTCTTGATTTTCATAGGTAGAAAAAAGGCAGAATTAATTCATACCGTTTATAAATACTTATCCAAAAGTAAAGTTTTTTCGTAAAATCTCTAATATTTATCAATAAAATAAATCTGTAACAGAATAATTTAATAATGGCAACACAAGTAAATCAAAAAGTATTCGTATCACCAGGCGTATACACATCTGAAACCGACTTATCGTTTGTAGCTCAAAGCGTTGGGGTAACTACATTAGGTATTGTTGGTGAGACTTTAAAAGGTCCAGCATTCGAACCAGTATTCATAACAAACTACGACGAGTTCCAAGCATATTTTGGTGGAACTGAACCCGTTAAATTTTATAACACTCAAATCCCAAAATATGAAGCGGCGTACATCGCTAAATCATACTTACAACAATCAAACCAATTGTTTGTAACAAGAGTATTGGGATTGTCTGGTTATGATGCAGGTCCGTCTTGGAGTTTATCATTGATTGCCAACGTTGACCCTACAACAATTGGTGACCCATCAAACGCAACAACATTTACCGCAACCTTTACAGGTGATGCTTCAGGTAATACTGTATCGTTTATTGGTGGTGCTTTACCACCTCAAGTTCAAGCGAACTTAAATACGCAATACAGAGTAAGTGACGGTTCAACATCATCATTACAAAATGACTTTAATGCTTACTTAGGTGGTATTATTGATACACCATCATTATCCGCAACTACATCAGTAGTATACGGTGCAATACCTAATGTTGATTACGACGCATTAGTGACAACATATACTGCGGTTACTGACCCATACAATTGTGTCAATACTTTTGATGATAACGATTTATCATCAGGAACTAATGACCCATGGTATTATGCTAACTTTAACATTTCAAGTGGAAATGCTTATACGGGTTATTCATTCTACTATGTTGTTAGTAGTTTATCGACAGGTGGTACAGGAACCTTTACAGGTGTAATCTCTGGTGAGTCTTATTCATTTACAGGAACTGCATACACTGAATTTAATAACATGGTTGTTGGTACACTTCGTTCTAGAGGTATTTCATTATACAATAATAGTTCTACAAGTGAAAATCACGGACCTGTTTATCAAGTAAGTGGTCTTACAGATTTACAAATGGTAACTACTGGTCAATACTCAGGAGTTACAAGTTCACCTTTCGCAACATTCTTATTATCAGGTGTTACAAGAGATAACGAAACTTTCTCATTTGAGACTTCATTATTAGCAGCATCTTCAAAATACATCACTAAAGTTTTAGGTGTTGATAACTTCGGAAAATCAAGATTTGAAGTCCCTGTGTTTGTTGAAGAGGCATATCAAGGAAGTTTAAATTATGCGTACAATCAAGGGTACATTAGAGGTCTAAACTCTGAGTTAATTGCTCTACCTGACGCTAGAAGTCAATCAAGTCAATCTATTGCTTGGAATTTAGAAAAATATCAAGCACCTGAAACACCATTCTTAGTTTCTGAATTAAGAGGTAATAAAGTTTATAACTTATTTAAGTTTATTTCAATCTCCGATGGTGACGCGGCAAACACAGAAATTAAAGTTTCAATTGCAAACTTATCTTATAATAATATGTCATTTGATGTGTTAATTAGAAATTTCTTTGATACCGACGCAAATCCTGTGGTTATTGAAAAATTCACAAATTGTAATTTAGACCCAGCTTCTAATAACTTTATAGCTAAAAAGATTGGTTCTTCCGATGGAGAATACGCTTTGATTTCAAGATACGTTATGATTGAAATGGCGGACGAAGCACCAATTGATGCACTTCCTTGTGGATTCTATGGTTATACACAAAGAGAATATGAAGATGTGTCTGTTTACCCATCACCATACCCTAAGTTCAAAACAAAATACGATTATCCTGGTGAAGTAATTGCTAACCCACCATTTGGTACTGCGGCAGGAGGAACAAATTCTGTTGAGTCAGGTGGAGATATTATAAGAAGAACTTACTTAGGTTTTTCAACTCAATATGGTATTGACGAAGCGTTCTTAACTTACAAAGGAAAACAAAACCCACAAACAGGTTGGGAGACCGCAACTGACTCTATTAAATGGAATGTATTAAGTAAAGGTTTCCACATGGACTCAGGAGCAACTGTTGTTACAATTTCAAACACTTCATTATCAAGCGGTCAAACGGCATTTGAATGTGGTGTTGCTGAATTTAGAGAAGACCCAGCAACTCAAGAAAACCCATACTACTTCATCTACTCAAGAAAATATACTGTATGTTTTGCGGGTGGATTTGACGGTTGGGATATCTACAGAGAATGGAGAACTAACGAAGACAGATTCCAATTAGGAGCGTCAGGTTACTTGGCAGGAGCGTATCCTTCATCAAGATACCCAACGGCTACAGGTGATGGTATGTTTAAGAGAATTGTTGTTCAAAACAATACTCAAGATTTTGCAAACACTGACTACTACGCATACTTACTTGGTATCTTAACATTTGCAAATCCTG